CGGCTATTCTCCGTACTGAAACTAAACTTACGACTATATGTAAAACTCCACCCCCCTAAAGGGGCTTAAAACCATATAGTGTAAATATGTCTAGCCCCAGTAACGGGTACGGCCTCATGTCCATATTGGGCATGAAGGGAAGCGTCGTAAACTTCCAGTGTGCTGAGCTGAGCTCAAGGTGCGGGTGTAACGGCAGCGCCGGCCCACACTGTAGGTACATTGCAAAAATAGCAAAGTGAATAATCAGTTCCAATTGAAATATAATCGGAAATAGTTAACATATCTGGATCTCTCGTAAGCACTTTAATAAAAAGTGAATTATCTATCGAACCATCAAAAGTGGTTCCTAGAGATTGATAAGCTGGAGTGGTAATCTGAAACTTAAATAAAGAGTTGTAAGGCACCAGGACTGAGACACCGGGTTGGGATTGCTGATTTGTCAATGACAAACCAGAAGCACCAGAGCCGATTTCATCAGTCATGATGGAAGTACACTCATTAGCTGAGTTTGTTGATAACACTGTCGCGCTTTCAGAAATGTTAGTTATTAACCTATTTTGTGGCTTATAAGCCGCAGAAACATGAAAATCCGGTGTTGTACCAGATGATGAATTCAAATGATGAATAACAGATCCCCGCCTGCCTACAAAGCAGGATGAAAACCACTGGAGGGGGTGATAAGGGCCCGGTGTATACCGAGCTTCCTCATCAACTCCACCCTTCATGGCAAAAATGACTCCATTAGGATCAAAACCAGGGGGATAAGGAACCACAGCTCTCAAAGACTTATATAAGAGAAGTCTGATAGTTCCGGAAGGCGAATATGGAACAGTATAAGAAAAGTTCAAAGTAGCCCTCCGCATAAGAGTTCTTAGGGATACAATACGTTCCCCAAATGAAACAAGATATCTCTTATCATCAACATCAGGATTCGAGACAGCCATAGAAGCTGTCTGATTGTGTTCTTGCACAGCCATATCTGACTGATATGCAAAAGCCTTATAATTAATATCATGAGGCATAGCAAACTCAAGATCTTTCCCACCTCTAACAGAGACTAAAACATCAATATTTGATGTGGAAAGTGGTGAAGATTGCTTAGTGAACACTCTAACAGTAAGTATACCATTGTCATAACCAACATTCGGAGTTAGTGCAGAGGTTCCATAAACCAAATTACTATCCGTAACATAACTTTTTGTTTGACAAAAAGGGAAGGTTTGACAATAAGGTATTTCAATTTCAAATTCGGATTCCTCCGAAATATCGACAATTTTAGTAAAATTGTAACCTAAATATTGTTGTGTGGCTGCCATTCCATTAAATGGGTCCCAGTTGACAACCACACGGCCTCTATGAAATTTGGAGGCAACAATTGTGAATTTATAAATCATAGATCCACGCCAGTACCTAAAAGCTTGAGCAACATGAGATACTGGAGTACCATTGTACGCATACGAATTGTATGGTCCGTTGATAACTCCCTTCCGGAAAATGCTAGGCTGAACCCGGCATGTCCAGAGCAGTGTACTGGCATTGTTTGAAGATGTCCAAGTAAATGTATCAATCCAGGACTCCCTGTTGACGAAATTGGATATCATTAACATGTCCTCTTTTTCTTCATAACCGATAACACCAGGATCAACTGTAACTTCGGATTTAGCGTCCAAAGAAAGTTTCTCCACAGGTTCGCCAATAGTGGCTGAGGTTAGAGAGTGGAAAACCAAAGGTTTAAGAGGATCAGCGGATTTAATGACTGGAACATCAGTAAACCCGAACATATGAGCTATTTTAGAAATAGCTGAAGCTCCAATCGTTGTAGCTTTAGCAAATTGACCAATAACCGGCACATCCGTCAAACGGGAAGCCACATTGGCAACTGCTGAAGCAATTCCAGAAACAGGACCATTAGAGCCCTGCTCATATTCATCAGACTGCAAAACAGCTGAAAACGTTGGAGCGCCCAGCCTAACATTAGTGGCATGGGCATAAACCTGAATAGTGCAATCACCTGCAGAAGCAGTGGCAGCTTGCAATAGAGTATAACTCTTAATACGTAATCTTCCCAGAAGGGAGACTTCAGTAGCTGACCAAAGATTAACACTAGAGCTATTCCACAGGAACGGAAGGACTAAGTCTCCACCCTGTTGATTTTGTGGATGAATCCACACATGAGGTCTCTGTGAAAGACCAACTTTTGCCGCCTCCGTTTCAGTGGAAGCTAACGCACCAATATCATAATCAGCAAGAGGATGATATGAGGCTAAAGCAGCACCATAATAGAAAGGCGAACAATTCACCATAATCTTCAAATGAAGCTGCATGGAGCCAACACCATAATTCTGAATTTTATTCTTAATATTGGTATTATTCAAAAATAAAGTCCACGGATCAAAAATTTCATCAATGCCTCCACCTGAAGACCAGGTGTAGGTTGAAACCAAAATTGGACGATTTAAATATTTTTCCAAATCAGCTTCTGCTGTATAAAGATGATCATCCAAATTAGTATATTGAACGCCATCAGTATGGTTATCATCAACAGAAGATTCAATGGACTCCAAAAGGGGTGCAGTCTCGATATGTCCTGAAGTGGGATTGGAATTTTCCACAGGAGGTTCATCGGACTGATATTCAAACTCACTCTCTGAAATATAAGAATATGGCACAATATTAGCCATGGAAGTGGGTTGAATAATTGAATTACAAAATTCGCACGCAATAGTATTGATGCGAAGTTCACAACATTCATAACATATACCGACAAAGTCGGTCTCAGCAACAGCTGCCAAATTGTCAGCTGCATGTACTTTGCTCTTTCGGGAATGAGCATGACCCTTTGATAAAATGTTAGCGAGTAGTTAAATTTTACTTCCTCAAGAATGTTTACTCATTCAAACAAGAAGAAGTGATTTAAAATGTGAGTACCTACAACTCTATGTAAAAACATACTTTAGGGAACGCCTATGTGGGTAAAAATTTCGTTGTCCACGCTACATTCAAAGTTAAAATCAAATTTATGAATGTCAGTAACTACAACAAAATAGGTGGATTTGGTTCAGACCGGCCACCATACGGCCTCCAGAAGGTTAATACCCGCTGGGATTAGCATATTTAGATTGGTCTTGATACATATTCAAATAATATTCGTATCTTTGTAAGGGCCTATCTTCAAAATATATAGCTAGATCTAGATGATCTATCATTTCTTGGAAAAATTGAAATTTCTCCTCAAATTTCTTTCGCCCATAGAAGAAATACTCCATCATTGCTGATCGAATAATTTCTGCCATCTGGGCCTCCGAAGAGATGTTTTTCGATGGGACTATAGTCATTAAAGATTTAATGATAGAGTCCTCATCTAGTGCGGCGAGATAATGACCAGTTTCACTATCAAATTCCCACCGCCTTTTCAAAAATGTGGCTTCATTAATATTAATGTAAGGAACGCTAGCGCGGTCCTTCTCAGCCATAGTATAGCGAACTCCTATACTATCCAAAACTTGACTAATAGATGTATGGTTAAACCAGGGGCAATCAGGAGATATACCCATGATATTGTCATCACCATAAGTCATCAAATGTACATTCTTTTCGAATGATTCTAATTCATGTGCTGGATTCAATATAAAATAACAATATCTAATATAAATACTATTGGATCCTGAATTACATGTAACTGTAACAGGTATACCAGATGGTAACTGGCCATTAAACTCTATAAGATCCCCAAAGAAATTGAATATGGGGTGGGCACAATCATTTGCGACAGTGCGCATTCTGAGAATATCTTCTTCAGAGAAATTTCCAGAAGCTTCTGCTACACGAATTTGGACCTCAAATGAAGCCTTAATCATGTCTGCAGTCATGCGTTTATCAAATTTACTGTAATCGCCTGCAACTATCCTATCATCCCCATGAGCACAAATATGGACTCGAAGCTGATGCCACTCAATAGATTGAGCAACAGTTCCGGCACCACATTCAAAAATGCGCTTATTGGATTGTATGAGTCTAATCATACCTAAGAATAATTTCCTAACACAAATGCACCAATCAGCAGGGGCAGCCGCAAAAACGCG